CGCTGTCCTTTTGTAATAGCATCACGGAATATGTTAATAGTAAAATCAAATAACTCTTCAAGAGGAGCAGGGCCACTTGCTCTGCCTCCAAATGTTTTAAGTCTAGCACCATAAGGTCTAATGTTAGACACGTCCCAAGTAGGAACTTGTCCTGCATATAACAACGATAGCAGTTCTTTGTAGGCTTTAGCCCATCCTATTTTAGAATCAGCTACTTTAATAACTGTATCTGTAGGAAACAAATCTTCTGGAAGATCTGGTAGCTCATTTATATACTGACGCTCTACACTAAAGCCAACACCAGTACCACACATAAGTATATAAAGTGTTTCATCAAATGCACGAACATTATCTACAGCAACATAGCTACAGTTAAACCCTGCTACGTTATCCTTTTCTAATGCTGTACCTGCAGACATCAATGCTCTCATACTCGGCATAATGTTTAGATACAACACAGCTTTCTCTAAGTACTTTCTAGTCTCATCAAACTGTGGTTTACTTAAATTGTGGTTTTCTTTTAAATGTTTTTCAAAGAAATCAAAGTATCTCGATACTGTTTCGTTCCAAGTTTCTCTTCTTTGTTGTTCTTCATTCCATCTAGCATATCTACTAAGATGTATAAACTGTTGATAGTTTGTAGGTAATTGTGTATTCATAGTGCAAAAGCCTCGGCAATTTGTGTTGTTATTAATAAAAATGTAGATGCAGATAATGTTAAAAATATAACAGGCATAAGAGCATCCCACAGCTCTACCTCTACTTCTAATGTTCCGTTTGTACCACTATTTATGATTTGTAGTATAAGATAAATAAAACATATTAAGCTTTGTGTTAGTGCAAGACCTGCCATTATTACTGCGGCTCGTATATCTGCAGTCCATACAAAGTAAGATGCTGTAACCATACCAAAGAAAGGTATCATATATAATAATCTTCCCATCATTTGTACCACCCTTTCCTTGTTCCGTCTTCGTTTCTTGGAAACATTTCTCTTTTAACAGATAAGTATTCCTCTGAGGCTTCTTCCTCTGTTGAGTTTGTTTTATTCTCTACCCATAAATGTATAGCTATTATAGCGTAGTGTATAATTTTTAATAAGTCTCCTTGATTCCTATACTCTCCAGTAACAGGATCAGGTTTCTTACCGTAACGCATAGCATACTTTATAATATTACCCATGCAAAAACCCTCACCGTGTCCTGCATCAATAATCATATCTGTTGCTTGGTATTTTCCACTAGCGTAGTGTTTCTCATATGTTTTATCTACATATCTTTTTATTTGTTTTATTGTATTTTCTTCGTTGAATTTATAATCAACCATTATTTAAACTCCTCTGGTAAAGTTTCTTCTGTGTACCACTTAAAATTATTCGCTTCTGCCCATTCAGCGTGCGTTCTTTTTGTTCCGTCTTTTCTTTTCTTAGCTCCTGGCATTGGAGAGTATGGTTTCTGGAATAGAAAAACAAGCTCCATTGTATCAGGTAAAGATTTTCTAATCCAGATATATTTACTATACTCTGCATGATCCCAGAACCTACCCTTTGCTTCAATAAGCACTTTATCTTTTATAAAATCTGGTTCGTAGTTATGCTGTACAACATAGGGTATTTTATCTGTATGATGATCCCAAGATTTAAGAACACCTTGATGCAACAGATATTCCCACTTACTATCATACCCTTTAGGTACGTTCTTTTCTCTTGGTCTTACTTTTCTTGGAAATCTTTTAGGCATCTAAGTCCTTTAAATTAAAATTAGGATTTCTTTTTATTTTCTTTTCAAACCATTTTAAAGTAAACGCACTTAACCTGCATTGTCGATTAGAATAAAAATGTGTTTGCTCTGGTAAAAACAAATGTATATTATTTTTATTAATCTTTGCAGGTTCTTCTCCATCTGGAGTCATAGTTCGTAACCAATCTATAAACAATTGTTTAGCTTGTCTTCTTATTTTTTTAGATCTTCTTGCGCTCATGCTAAAATCTCCTCTACTTTAGGCTCTTTCTCAACATGGGTTAAATAAGTAATACCTTTTGAATATTGGAAAGATCTAAGCCCTTTACCATCATTAGAATCTTTATGACATTCAAACTTATGAGGACAATAAAAACATTGTCTACTTAATTTTAAGTTGCCTGACTTACCTTCTGGTACTGGTTTAAAACAAAACTTAGGAGGCTTCTTAGCTTTTACTATTTGCTTAATAGTTTTTATTCTGTTTTTAATATTAGGTTTGTCTAACTCTTCTGGTCGATACAAAGTAATTTGTCCTGTCTCTTTATTTAAAACAAGGAAGCCACCGTTAGAAGTTTGTTCTGCTTCTTCGTATCCTGCAAGCTGTGCAAGATAACCAAAGCTATCGTCTTCTGCTAAAGATCCGTCTTTAAATTTCTTAAAAGAAAACCCAGAAGCTGTCTTTATGTCTACAACTTCGCCATCAATAACACAATCCATGTGTCCTGATATGCCAGATACTTTGACTTCTTTTTGTTCGGAAGTAACTGTGTGTCCTGAAAGTCTTACAAAGAACAACATCAACACTTCTAACAAGTGGCCATAAAGAAATTTAATATAAACACTAGGCTGTAATTCTGTTTCTCTTTGCTTTGGAGAATTTAAATCATACCATAGTTGTCTGTCAGGTCTTCCAATGTTAGACATACGAAGTCCTTTTGTTAAAGAGTTGTCTCGTTTAGGAGGTGAAGCCCAATGCTTTAGAGCATCTTTCATAGCATCGCCAAAATCATCTAACTCTTTGTTAGTTATTTTAATTTTTTTACCTTGAGATAATACACCTATCTTCTTGTATATGTCTGTTACTAATGTGTCTAGTTTCTTCATATTTTATTTATGATTTGTTTAGCTTCTTTAACAGAGACTTTAAACCATTCTCCTTTGTGTTTTGTTGAAATCTTTTTTAATTTTTCATGTGCTAATTTTTCTGCACTTCTTCTATCTTTAAAATATTTATTATAGCACAAGTTATAATCTCTGTGTGGACTAGCTGTTTGATATTGATTACATCTATCTTCTGCGTCAACTGCCATACCAACTTTTACCCAACTATCCCAACAAGGATTAGATATAATGTATACATATCCTTCTGTAGATTTTTCATAGCCTGATAGAGATGCAAAAGCTGCTCCTTCAAATGTTTTATATCTTCCTGGTTTATGAAGTGTATGTGTCTTTGGTATATATTTACCGTTAACATACATTCTTTCTAAATTATTTTTGTAATAACTTTTTATGTTTGCTTTATCTTTTTTTCTACATTCTTTACAAGAAGACTGTCCTATATTTACATTGTTTTTTGTAAACTTATGATACTCTGATAAATTTTTTTCTTCTTTACATACGGTACAGATTTTAGTGTGTTTCACTCCAGTTAGCTCCTATGTTGTATTCACCATCCAAAGGACAGTTCATGTTAAAAGATTCTCCTGCT